AGACCACACTCCGGTACTGCAAGGTGTCGGATGTGGCCCGTAATCAGGCCCAGGAGGCGCTCAATGCCCAGCTCCAGCGAGCTACCCAGCAGCCTGCCCCGGAGCCCGCTCAACCCGCTCAGCCGTCCTATGACCAGCTCTTGAATCAGGTTAATGCTTTGCAACAATTGCTGGCCCAGATGCCGCAACTAGCTGCAATGGCTCGGATCTAACCGCACCTACCGGTGCTGTGATACGCTCTTTTCATCGGGTTCGGAACGCCATCTCGGCGAGTCCCAAACCGAGAATCTCAGGGTCTGACGACTCGATTTTTCCTTGAAATCGATTGCGGCAGTTGACCTTGTGCCACTTGCGGATGTGGCGGAATTGGTAGACGCGCTAGTTTCAGGTTCGCGTTTCTCAGCACTGCATTAATGAGTTAAGGCGGGGCTAGTCCCCGTCTTTTCTTTTGCCTAGGTCGCTCCACTAGTGGATAGCACTTTTTACCGGTACTAGCTGCACACATTTCTTGAGACAACATGGTTTCACCTGCTCTCACGGAGCAACAAATCGAACTGGAGAAGCGGGCCATTGCCTATGGGCGGGAACGGCTTCTCGATCAAACACGCAAGCTGGAGGAGCGCTCCTACGGGTCGGCAACGATCTATGGGTCCGCGAGTATCCAGGCGGCCCTTGGAGAGGTTTCACGGGTCATACAGGACACCCTCAAGCGCATCCATGAGGGCAAGAACGGGGTCGAGTTCGCCACCATCCACCAGTACCTCGCTGAGATTGAACCGGAGGCGGCAGCAGCCATTGCGTTGAAGCTGACCTTCGACAAGGTGTTCAGCCCAAAGGACAGGGCCAATGAAATCGCCAATGTGATCACAGCCATTGGCCAGGCTTTGGAGCAGGAGTGTCAGCTCCGCTGGTACGAGTCACAGGATCCTGAGCTGTATGACCGCATTAAGCGTCAGTACTGGCACAGCGCCTGTGGCACCCAGCAGAAGGCCACGGTGGCTCGCACGATGATGAATCGGCACGAGCATCACTGGGACAACTGGACAACGACCATACGAGCGAAGCTTGGTGGTTGGCTTCTTGACTGTGTGATGAAGGCCACTCAGTGGTTTGACAAACACATGGTCATCAAGGACAAAAAGCGCTGTACCTTGATTGTTCCCAGCCTTCTCTTTGCAATCCAAAAGGAGGAGCTGATGCAAGACGCGCTGATGTTTGCTCCAATGGCTTGGCCCATGTTGGTCCCACCACGAGATTGGAGTCCCATCAAGGCTGGTGGCTACCTCCTCAACGAGGTTATGCACGGGCATGAGATGGTTCGCAGGGGCGATAACGGATTAGTACAGGGGAACACGCCACTCCTGTTTTTGAACAAGCTCCAGAAGGTTGCCTACACGCTCAACGAGTTCATCGTCGACGTGGCTGAGACCTTGATGGAGCGTCAGTACAAGGTCGGTAAGTTCCTGCCGATCATTGAGCTACCCCTCCCCAACAAACCGTTCGACATCGCGGAGAACGAAGAGGCTAGGCACGAGTACAGACGGCAAGCAGCAGAGGTGTTGAACCACAACGCTGCGTCATTCAAACGGTCCTGCCGTACACGAATGACCATGGAGACCGTCAAGCTTTTCAAGGAGCGAGACAAGTTCTTTCTCCCGTGGTCATTTGACTATCGAGGGCGTACGTATCCGATCCCAGCCTTTCTCACCCCACAAGACACTGACTTCGGTAAGTCTCTACTGAAGTTTGCTGAACCGTCGTTCATGACGGATGAAGCAGAAGCGTGGCTGGCATTCCAAGTAGCAACTTGCTACGGGAATGGGTTGGACAAAGCTACGATGCAAGAACGTCAGGACTGGGTTCTTCAGAACCACAACCTGATTTCTCGTGTGGCTAACGCTCCACTTGTGGAGGTAGGTGAGTGGGAGGCTGCAGATGAGCCGTGGCAGTTCCTCGCTGCATGTGAGGAGTACAACGCTTGTGTCATTGAATGCACAAGAAGTTGGACAAATCTGCCGGTTGCTATTGACGCTACGTGCTCAGGACTACAGATCCTGGCTGGTATGGCGAGAGATCAATCAACTGCAAAGTTGGTCAATGTCTTTCCGTCAGATACACCACAGGATGCATACAAAGTTGTGGCAGAAACGGCTAAGCCAAAGCTGCCAGATCACCTAGCTGCTCTCCTTGATCGGAAGGTCACAAAGAGAACAGTGATGACCATTCCATACAACGCCACCAAGCATTCCAACAGGGCTTACATCCGTGAAGCTCTAAAGGAAAAGGGTGCTGAGTTCACACCAGAAGAACTCACTCTGATTGTTAATGCAGTCAGAGAAGCGATGTATGAGGTTGTCCCCGGTCCAATGCGTGTCATGGATTGGATCAAACAAGAAGTTGGCGCAGCGTTCAAACGCGGCGTAGATCACCTTATTTGGGAGACGCCATCAGGTTTTGTTGTAAAACAAAATAGACGCAAAAGGAAAGTATCGACTGTACTTTTGCAGATCCTTGGTCGTTGTGAAGTGAACCTAACTACAGGTCACGAAGGACCAGATGTTGCTGGTCATAAGTCCAGCACAGCTCCCAATCTTATTCACTCTTTGGATGCTTCGATCCTTCATCAAGCATTCCTGAAGTTCAACGCACCGTTCACGGTGATCCACGATTCGGTGCTTTGTCGAGCAACTGACATGGGCACATTGAATCGCGTAGTCAGGGAAACCTACTGCGAAATCTTTTCATCCAGCAATCCACTTCTGGATTTTGCTGAAGCAATCGACGCCGAGACAGAGCCGCCAATCATTGGTGATCTCGATCTTGATTCCGTTCTTGAATCCACCTATTTCTTTTGTTAATGGCCCCAAAAACTATCGTCACTGAAAAGCCTGTTGTCCTTGAAGGTTACCAGGCTGTGATGAAGCCCAGCAAGTTTGGTTACTCTCTTGCTACTGTCTTTACCGATGATCTGATTGAACAACTGGAAGCAGACCGCACTGAGGTTCTCAAGTGGTGTGAATCCAAGTTGAAGAATCCGAAGCGTGCAACGCTGAAACCTGAACCATGGGAAGAAGTATCCGATGGTAAGTATAAAGTCAAGTTCTCCTGGACTGAGGAGAACTGCCCCACGATTGTCGATAGTGAGGGCACGGTCATCAACAACTCAGCACTTCCCGTTTATAGCGGAAGCACTGTGAAGCTGGCATTCTTCCAGAAGCCCTACATTCTCAAGGATGGTGTCACCTATGGCACCAGCTTGAAGTTGAAAGGTATTCAGATCATCAGCCTTTCCAGCAGTGCTGGTGTTGATACTGGTGACATGGATGCTGAAGACGTTGCTGAACTCTTTGGTAAAACCAAGGGATTCAAAGCTGAGGATCCAAACGTGACCCCGGCTCCTGCAACTGAAACCGACATCGATTTCTGATTCTGATGGCATTCCGCTCTGGGTTGGAGGAGAAGGTCGCTGATCTTCTCGCCAACCTGGGCGTGAAGTACGAGTATGAATCAACCAAGGTTGCTTATCAGATTCAACATAATTACTGCCCCGATTTCCTTCTACCTAATGGTATTTACCTTGAGGTGAAAGGTCATCTGACCGAAGAGGATCGTCGAAAGATGAAGGCAGTAAAGAATCAAAACCCTGACCTTGACATTCGCTTTGTATTTCAATCGCCCTATAACAAGATCTACAAAGGATCAAAAACTACGTACGCCAAATGGGCCGAGAAACACGGTTTCCAATGGTGCGTGTTCCACAGTATCCCTATCGAATGGCTGATGTAGAGCTGATCAAAGATCTAGCTACCAATCTAATCATGGCCCTTGACAAGCATTCCTCGCCGAATGACATTGTTGAGGGCTTTGAAGATGCATTGGATAGTTACGAAGAATTGATCCAACGTTTCCACACTCAACAATGACTCCTAAAGAGCGCATCACCGAATACTTTGCTGACACTTTGTGTGAAGCAGAGGAAGCGGTCAAGCTTGGTGAACTGACACCTGATGAAGTTGTCACTTGTTTTGCTGAAGCATTAAATGATTGGCACTCGTACTTCCAGAACTCCGCTGACATTTACGAAAAGCTAATCAATGCTGTTATCTCCCGATACAGAAACAAGTAACTTCGTTGCACATGAACCTTGTCCTAGTTGTGGTAGTCGAGACAATCTTGCTCGTTACGACGACGGCCATAGCTGGTGCTTTGGGTGTGGCTATCGCGAGCCTGGTGAATTCAACATCGTCAAATCGTCAAAACCACGAATGACATTTCCCATTAAGGGAACACCTGAACCACTACCTAAACGTGGCATCAGTGAAGAGACTTGCCGTAAGTATCGAGTCCATCGAGAAGGCAATCAACTCTATTTCCATTACTTCTCAAAGGATGGAACATGCACTGGTGCCAAGGTAAAAACCCCTGACAAACAGTTTCGATGGGAAGGAACCAACCCTGATGGACAACTCTTTGGACAGCAGCTCTTCCCAAGTTCTGGAAAGAGAGTGGTTATCTCCGAAGGAGAACTTGATGCGCTTTCGTGTTATCAAGCTTACTCGGGGAATTGGCCGATGGTATCAATACCGGATGGTGCCAATTCGGCCAAGCGTGCGATTCAAAGGCAGCTTGAGTGGCTCCAGGGTTATGAG